CTTACCTGTACCAGCGGCTCCATAAGCAAAGATGTTTTTTCCTTCACTATAATCAGTAAAGAGTTTTCTTTGATTATCTGTTAATGGTTCAATATCAACCAACATATCACTGTTGATTGGTTTGCGACGCCTCATCTGTTTGGCGGTCATCCCCACTCCGATTGGGTCATCCTGTTTCCGATTCCTTCTTGCCATAGTTATTACATTAATTTTTGACGATTTGCACCGGCCTTTTCGGCTTTTTTGAGAACTTCTTTCCAACCAGGGTTTCTGTTGTGTAGTTTGTCTTTCCACTCACCAACTTCACCGAAAGATGGAGCATTTTCTGGAGTATAGTACCTCTCCCAGTCGGGATTGTCCTTACACCATTGATCCCAGTCATGAATACTCATGACAATTTCTTTGGTTTCTCCAGTTTCTTTATTCTTTACAGGATAAGTTGCCATTACACCCACTCCAATGCTTGTGATACTGCAGGGAACTGTTCAATAAAAACTTTCTTGCAGTCATTTGCAATATCCATGTGTTCCTTCTGAGTTCCATTTGCAGAACGCAGATTAATATAATGAATCCACGAACGGCATGAGCCCGTCATATAGATACGAGTTGGAGTTGCGAGAGGAAGTACCATTCGAGCACACTCCTTAGCAACGCCCAATTCTAGCATCTGGTTATACAGTGCCATTGCAGAACTGAACAGTGTTTTGGTCTGCAGTTGCAGGTTTTTAATCACTTGGGGATCAAGATCATCAATAGAGTTTTGACGATTCTTGGTGTCCTGACGGCGATAGTCAGGGATAGGAATCTCTTTACTCAGAAGAGAAGAGTCCGCATACCGTTGTGAAAATTCCTGATATGTAAATGAACGGTGTCGAAGAATCTGGGCCGCTATGGCACGAGTTGTCTCGATTTCCAGAGTCATTGTAGATTGTTCAAACACAGACCAGTGATTGTGTTTGATGCAATACTTCAGAAGACCAGAATAGTTGTCATTATTCTGATTTGCAGGATTAGAAACCCTGGCAATATATGCCATGGTTTGTTCTGCATCGGGAGTCACACTTATAAGTTTTACAGTCATTTAATTTAATCAGGGTAGCCGTCGTCATCATCCATTCCATGAAATCCGAATCTTTCGTTTCTCTCTCGTGGAAGATATGATGTTGTGTCTGAGTATACTTCAGATTTCAAAGCATCTACAAGTAACTCAAGATTCTTTACGATGAGTTTTAGTTTGTCTTTCTCCATGATTATACCATATTAGAGGTGATAATTGAAGTTAATTACGGATCTACGGAGAGCATCAGTGCAAGTTGTTCCAGTATGCATTTCATTAGAATCGAATACTAGTAATCTATTCTCGACACTTTCAACTTCCGTACCATTTTTAAAAATCGTTTTACCGTTATTACTATTTACATAATAAATGGCAGTGACGCAATCGTCAACATCAGTATGGAAAGGATGTTGAACAATTTCTGGGGTCCGTATAAGAAGATTCGCTTTGATGCGAACGATTGAAGTTGGATTTATTTTCTGAATTATTGGAGTAAGAACCTCAAAGAATCTGGTTTGTGGACGATAATTTGTGTAAAATACATGGACAAATTGGTAATATCCATCACCAGGACTAGCAACTCCATCAAGGAATGTCCAATCAATGTCCATGCCAAATATAAAATCCTGCAGGATCTTAAATTGATCTGCAGGAAGAAAATTATCGATTATTTCGTATCGCATACTCTTCAGAAACACCTTGATACTTTAGAAATTCTCTAAAGGTCATTTTCATTTCCCTTTGAGTCATTCCACAATGTTCAGCTGCTTGGGGCAGATTCATTGTCGCATGGTACAAAGCTAGATTCGCCTCCTCCACTAATTGAGGAGTTGTTTCTACCTTCGTATTCAATTTGGGGGATAATTTGCGATTCATCAATCTCTTCAGTTAATTGCGAAATAATTTGTTCTGTGCCGTTCACCCTATGAATTTCAAAGATATTTGACTTCATATACTTTTTGAGTTTCTTATACTTCTTCAGTACTTTAGCAAACTCATGGGCATCAACATTTACTTTAGCGTCACTCATTTTTTCTTCTTGGTTTCTTTTTGGGTATTACCCCATAGTTTAGGATTAACCCTCCCCTCAGATTGCTTCCAGGGTGGTTTAAAATCTTCACGGTATCGATCCCAATAGTAATCAAAGATTTCTAGTTGTTTCCGTGGTTGGACAATATCATAGCAAATTCTACCGTCTTCGACGTAAGTTACTACATAAGAATCGTAAGGAAGATCTCTGGTATTATGAACCGAAAGATCACAATCCTTATGGAGTATTCTAATCGATGTCATCAGCTCCTGCCACCCCACTGAATATCGGGATAGGCTTCGGAAACTAGTTCCTTAGTAATACCATACTTTGACTGAAGTCTCTTATCCTTAGCCAAAATAAGAATATTTGACTCGGAAGGATGAAGAGTTTCGAGAAGATTGATAAACATACTTTCTCTCTTGATCTTATTCAAGGAGTCATTTCCGCCCTTAACAAAGTTATAGAAAGTACTAGCCTTTTGCCTGATAGTCGTTCTATTAGGAGGTCCCTTAGTGGGATCAGCCTGTTGATTTGCATCTACAGGTTGATATGGAACATCACCATCAGGTAGAAGAGAAATAATTGTCTCGTCAAAATTCCAGATAAGAACAGTTTTCAGAGAATTGTCACCATGTTTCTGCAGGATCTCAATTTTCTTCGCTTTGACTCTTTCAGCATCAATAGCTTCAAGAATTTCATGAACCATTGGGTTAAGTGGCAGTTCAACTTTTTTAACTGCCACAGTTTTTGGTTTTGATGCAGCGGGCTTTCTAGTAGTCTTAGCCCTCGTCGTCGTTGTCTTCTTCGTTGTAGTCATAATCGTTTTCAAATCTCACTGCTAAAATTTCATCAGGAAGTACATTACCGTTCTCATCATAAAATTCTGGATGGAGGGATGGTACTGTCTGAGATGTGACAAATAGGTTGTTCTGTTGTGCTAACCAACCAATTATACCACCAATCAGTAAAAACATCACGCTCATCATGACAAATATTGCAATGATTGAAGCTTCCATTTCTTTTCCTCCGAGTTACTTTCTCTTAACTTTAAGCGAAACCTTGAAAAAGAAATGATACTCTTTTTTGAAGAGGGTGACCATTTTTCCAAAGTTTACTTCCCAGGTATTCTTTTCTTCCTTTGGTTTTGGATCCCCCCTTAACAATAATTCCACGCCTTTATTTATGTGGATGTCCTTACCGTTCACTTTAGAAAACCCTGTGTTCTTTCAGATACGCCACCGTATCGGTGCCGTTTCCAATATATTTCCCATCAAGTTCAACTTGGGGAAACAAATTTTTGCCAGGAAATCTTTTCTCGAAATCCTCTTCGGTATAGTCAATACCTAGAATTTTTTCTTCGTACTCTTTTCCCAGCAGGTCCAAGACCATTTTAAGTCTTACACACAGACCACACTTGGGTTTTCCATAAATTGTGAACATTGAATTACCTCCAGTTTATCCCAGTCTTCTTTAAAAATGACCATACCAGTCTGGGTTTTTTCATTTATACAAATTGTTAGATATGGTTCAAGTATTACAAGGACTCTGCCTTGCATATGTCCAGAGCCAACTGGGTATCTTACTATTGTATCAGGTTCTACCAGATATGTCTTCTCTGTATCTAAGAAAATTTTCTTTAATCCTAGAGATTGACTGATTTCCTTGCGAAACCCAATCGTGGCAGAACTCATACAAATACCTCTGATCTTTAAGAGTAAAATATTGTTTTAACGCAAGAAAACTCTTCCTACGTAACTCTAATCTTTCTTCAGTGTAACGCCAATCATTAATCATCTTCTTTGATTAGATTGTCGATTTTATCGAAATACCGATCAGCGTGGATCATAGTATCGATCTCAGAAATTAACCCTGCAATTGTTTTTGCAATAAATGGTCTTTCCGACCTAGCTGCAAAAGCAAGGGCATTTCTCAAATTTAGTTCGGCTTCTTTTAAAGAATCCTCTACCGATTGTGAAATCATAATTACTTACCTATAGAATCCCAATCCTGTTGGAATAGTTCTAGCCCCTTGTCCGTAAGGACATGGTTATACATTGAATCAAAAACTTTTACTGGAATAGTACAAATATCTGCGCCAACAGTAAAAGATGATGAGACACTCGACACATCACGAATAGAAGCGGAAAGAACTTGCGTTCTTACGAAGTGCTCCTTATATGTATGCGAGATATTCTTGACCAAATCTAGACCGTCAAAAGAATTATCAAATACTCTACCAACAAAAGGTGAGACGTAAGTGGCATCCGATTTTGCTGCCAGAATTGCTTGTGCAACCGAGAAAATAAGAGTCACGTTTGTAGTGAAACCCTCAGAAGCAAGTGCTTTACAGGCTTTAAGTCCTTCGACAGTGCAAGGAACCTTAATGGTAACATTTCGCATGTCCTTAAAGGCCTGAGCCTGATCAATCATCTCAACAGCAGTGTTTGCGACCACTTCCGCAGAGATAGATTCAAAGTGGGGGAACTCCTCGGAGATTGCTCGTACAACCTCTACAGGATCTCCCCCACTTTTCCGAATAAGAGATGGATTGGTAGTCACTCCATCAATAAGACCAGTAGAATCTCGACTACGAATGTCTTCAATAATAGCAGTATCTAGAAAAATTTTCATCATGGTTGTTTTTTGAATGTTTTACGAATTTTTTTCAATTCTTTTAGTTCCATTTTAATGTTCTGATAAGCAGTTTCAGAATCAATTTTATTTCCCAGTTCTAATGCTACGATAACATCTACTCTGGTCCCAAAATGACTTAATGCTTTCTCGAAACAATCTAGGTCTTCATACATTAAAGTTTTCCTCCAACTGTGCCTTCATAAGATCGAGAAGAGTCTTCGGGCCATCCTTCTTGTACACCTTTGAGGTAGAATCTAGTTCCACTAACGACAGCTTCCCTCGTAATTGAGGTGACGAGGCCCTTACCTTCTTTATTATAAGAAGTCCAAGTTCCCCATCGTTGTTGTTCGACTCTAAAGGCATCATCGATCCACTCATACTCTTGTTTTTCACTCGAATTCTGTTCTTCTTTTGTCATAAAGGTATTCTAAGACTGATTCTCTCCATTCTAGGAGCTCATGGTAACATTGTTGATTGTGAGCACACTGTCTCAACTCATGGTCTGGCTTAAGGACACTTTCTATAAAGAGACCCAAAGCATCTTTTCTTTTTTGGTCTTTTTCATCCATGAAAGAGAACACTCCAATTAGGCTTGCTTTTATATATGATGCCTGCTATCAGTGCAAATGCAAACACCAGTGACATGATAAAGGGTATTAGCCCTTGCGGAATATTCTTGAAATCAATCATTACAATACTTGTCTGCCCCTGTGATCAACTTGAGTTGTTCAATATTTAACCATTGGGACTCCATTTCACCTGCAAGATAGATAATCCTCTTTTCCAGAACTTCATTCTGTTCTAAAAGATATGCTACAGTATCAGCAAGTGTCTGTTTATTGCCTTGTTGATCTTTAAGGTAAATTGTGTATCCAGTACGAAACTTTCTAGCTAATTGAGCTCTAATAATGATATACATTAAAGCATTAGAAAGAATAATCAACAATACAGTCATGATTCGTCGTTTTTAACTGAATACCCATCACATAATACCACACTTTCCTGTTTTTGTGTAGCTGGAACAAACCTGTATTCGTTGTCCCACTTAAATTTCGTGTTATTTAACTCATGTTTAATTTTAGGCTCATCTGTTATCCAAGAATCAAAATATCCGAGAATTTCGGTCATTTTTGATAATTGTCCACAGTCATCAAATTCAGAAGCATATTTGAGAGCTAATCTAAGTTGCTTCTGTGCCTCCTGTATGTGAAATTGTGCTTCTTTTCTCATTTTCCTCTAAATGGTCTACAAATAAAATTCCATCCAAATGGTCTATTTCGTGTTGAACTACCCTGGCGTGTAATCCAGTAAGTTTCCAGTGTTTATATTTTCCGTCTTTATCTTGAAATTTAACTTTTACCGATTCTGGTCTGAGAACATTACCATGTTGTTCTGGAACGCTCAGACAACCTTCATCGAAGAATAACAGTTTCTTACTCTTCCATGTAATTTTGGGATTGTACATCATAAGGGCACTGCCATTGTCATCTATGACAATTACCCTTTTACTGATGCCAATCTGTGGAGCCGCTAGTCCTACCCCACCATATTTATACATGGCAACAGACATTATAAGGTACAACTCTTGATGTGCCTTCTTTATATCATCGACTTCTTTAGAAATATCTCTAAGAACGGGATCACCGATGGTTTTTATCCCCTTATCAATCATCATCGTCCTCTTCGTAATCATAGTAACTTGATGGCTCATCAAAAAGCTCATCCAACTTCATTTTATCAATTCTTTTTTGAAGTTGATGATAGTCATCATCAGGAAGTCTATCGAAATTTACTGTCATAAGAACTCCTGTATCTCCTTTCATTTCTGAGATTTCTGGATGCCTCTTAATATTCGGGCGTTCTGTATATCCATGTCTTTCATGTATAATCATCCATCCCTGTATTACCATAGAAAAGGCAATAAGTAGGAGAACGATAAAGGGGATGAAAAACAGAATTTCCATGTTTATAGAGGAAGTTCCTCTTTAAAGTTACCAGCAATGACTTTTCGACCATTGCATTTATTTTTAGGAACATGATGTGAAACGTTCCCACCAAAAATGACACAAAGACCATTTTGAGGTAAAACCTCAAAATCATCAAAAACAAGAGGTGAAGATCCTTCTGGAGCTTCTACATAATAAACGAAAGAGAGTGTACTTGGATTATGGGTATGTTTATGAGCAAAATCGCCATAATTATATACCGCAGCCCAAAGTTGATATACCGAATTTTCGTTATAATTAGAAATATCCAAAACCCAGTCTTTTAAATCAAGAAAGCATTTTGGATAAGTATAAAAATCAGTGTGTTTTTCTACAACCAGATTTGTAACCACATCATCGGAATCAGGCAAAAAGTCAATCCATTTGCTCAACTCTGAATTTATAGTTTCATAATCTGGGTGTAAACACAACTGGATCATTTTAACGAAAGATCTAACCAAGTAAAAAGTGGGGGGATAACACCAAGAAGTCTTAGAAGTCCCTCAGCAAATAAAGCAAGAAC